GAAACTCAGATTCAACAAACAGATATATGTATATAAATTTTGGACATGGCTACTTTGGAACTACAGCAGTAGCATCAGCAAATGCAGATGGTAATGGTGAAGGAGCATTTGAGTATGCACCACCAACTGGATTCTTAGCTTTGTGTAGCAAAAACATTCAATCAGACGGAGGGTAATATGGCAACATTTACAAAAATAGCAAAACCATCGGCACACCATGACGAAGTATTATATTCAGGTAGCGATAGTACCCAAACTATTACTGGTTTAGGTTTTCAACCTGATTGGTTACACATAAAAAACAGAGTAGAGAATGCAGATGGATATCATAATGTTTGTGATACTGTTAGAGGACTTAGTAACAATATATTCTTAAACACAACAGGTGGAACAACTAGTAATAGCAGAGTAACTGCGGTTACCTCAGATGGATTTACTTTAGCTGGAAATATATCTCACACTAATGATGCTGATGATGGATTTATTGCACATTGTTTTAAACTAGCTAGCTCAACAACTACCAATGACGCTAGTGCTACAGGCGTTGGCACAATAGATTCGAGTTATCGTGCAAACCAAGACTCAGGTATATCAGTAGTTACTTGGACAGGCACAGGTGTAAACGGCACCATAGCTCATGGTTTAGGTAGAGCACCTGACGCTATAATAATAAAAAGCACAGGACAAAGTGGCAATCATTGGATATTGTATTTACATTCAGGCAATGCTGGTGGTAGCCCTGAAAATTCAGCAGCTAGTGACGAAGACCATTATATCAAATTTGCTGATAACGATTTTGGGGAAGCTGTTGATGATGCTACTTATTTTAATGATACCAAACCTACTAGCACAGTATTTTCTGTAGGTAGTGCTAATGATGTAAACCAAAGTGGTATATCACAAATGGCAATTTGTATTGCAAACACTAATGGTTCAATACGAGCTGGTGCATATCAAGGTAATAATAAAACTCATGGACCATATATTTTTACAGGTTTTAAACCAAGAACAGTATGGGTATCACCAGGATTAACCGAAGACCCTCATATAAAAACAATTACAACTAGATTTACTAGTGCTACCAATGCAGCAGCATCAAGTGGTGGGGCTAATCATGGTAATCCAATAGAGCATAACTTAAAGTTTGGAGATGCTTCAACATGGAATGAACAAACCCAAGTTGCTCTTGATATCTTTAGTAATGGGTTTTCACCAGCTTCAACAGATGGTAAACACAATGGCGATGGATATTATTACTACTACATAGCATGGGCAAGTGAGCCTATGGTTGGCACAAACAAAGTATTAGGAACAGCATTTTAGGCGAATATTATATAATAATAATCAAAATAATTAAAAGAGTACATAAATAGTAGTATGACTAGAGCAAGAGACAACGCATTTTATGGAGATATTAACGGAAACGAGTTAATATTAGATGCTGACGGAGATACCTCAATCACATCTGACACAGATGACCAGATTGATATTAAAGTAGGTGGTTCAGACAAAGTAGTAATAGATTCTAGTGGTAATGTTACTATTAGTGCAAACTTAACTGTTAATGGAACTACGACCACAATTAACTCAACAACATTAGCTGTTGATGATAAAAATATAGAATTAGGTTCGGTTGATACTCCTAGTGATACTACTGCTGACGGTGGTGGTATAACTTTGAAAGGTGCAACAGACCATACATTTAATTGGGTTAACTCAACGGACGCCTGGACTTCATCAGAACATCTAAATCTTGCTTCTGGAAAAGAATTTAAAATAAACAATACATCACTAAAAGATGTTTCTGAAACTTTAACAAATAAAACATTAACAACAGAAGCCAACACACTTACTTCAGGTGGCAACACACTTTGTACTTTACAACAAGTATATCCTGTAGGTTCAATTTATATAAATGCTTCTGTAACTACAAACCCTGCAACTTTATTAGGATTTGGTACATGGGTTGCATTTGGAGGAGGGCGTGTTCCTGTAGGCCAAGATACTGGCGATACGGCATTCGATACACTAGAAGAAACAGGTGGTGCTAAAACACATACATTAAGTATATCTGAAATGCCTGCTCACACTCACACAATAGACTTATTAGGTAATGGTGAAAACGAAAGTAATAATACACCTTCAGCTTCAGATAATAATGACCCAAATATGACAGCAACAACGGATTCTACAGGTGGTGGGCAACCACACAATAACTTACAACCATATATTGTTGTTAAAATGTGGAAAAGAACGGCTTAATTTAGTATTATAAATAATATTAGTTAATTAATAATGGAGAAATGAAATGAAATTTACATTAGATGATAAAGAGTATGAAAGTGATAATTTAAATGAATCAGGTTTAATTGCTCTATCTAGACTACAAGAAATAAATTCTAGAAAGCAAAAAATGTCGGCAGAATTTAATGATTTATCCGTGCTTATGGAATATCATACAAAAATTCTAAAAGATAACTTACCTGAAGAAACTAAAGAAGAAGAATTAAAAGAAAGTAGTAAATAGATATGACAACAAGAGCAAGAGATGTAGCTGCAGGTGCAACCAGACAAACATTTGTTTACACTGCCACAGGTGGTCAAACCACATTTACTGGTGCAGATGACAATGGTAATACTTTACAGTATAACAATGACAAGGTAGATATATTCTTAAACGGTACTAGATTATCTCCGGCAGACTATACTGCTACAGATGGCACATCTATTGTTTTAGGAACAGGAGCTGTTCTTAATGATGTTGTTGATATTATTACATTTGGTATTATAGGTATTAATTCATTTTTAGATATTAATGGATTAGAATTTATATTGGATGCTGATGGAGATACAACACTTCATGCTTCCACAGATGACCAAATAGATGTTAAAATTGGTGGTAATGATAGATTAGTATTAACATCAGGAGATATTGATTTAAAAAATGATGGCACAGTTTCAGGTATTAAATTATATTGTGAAAGTTCAAACGCACATTATGCTCGTTTACAATCAGGCCCACATTCAGGATATTCAGGTAATGTATCATTAACTTTACCCACAACTACTGATACACTTGTTGGTCGTTCTACAACTGATACATTAATCAATAAAACAATAGACGCTTCAAGTAATACTATTTCAAATATTGGTGATAGTCAAACCGTTGCTGGTATTAATGCAAATAAAATAGCTGATGGTAGTGTATCAAATACAGAGTTTCAATATCTCAATGGTGTTACATCAAATATACAATCACAAATTGATAATATTGATACAGACATTGTTAATGATACAACACCACAACTAGGTGGTAACTTAGATTTAAATTCTAATAATATTACTGGAACAGGAAACATTAATATTACAGGAGGCCTGACTATATCTGGAGATTTGGCCGTTAATGGTACAACAACTACTATTAATTCCACAACATTATCTGTTGATGATAAAAATATAGAATTAGGTGCTACAGCCAGCCCTTCTGATACATCAGCTGATGGTGGTGGTATAACATTAAAGGGTTCAACAGACCATACGTTTAATTGGGTAAATTCGACTGATGCCTGGACTTCATCTGAACATTTAAATCTTGCTTCAGGAAAAGAATATAAAATAAACGGTACATCACTAAAAGATGTTACCGAAACTTTGACCAATAAATCAGGTAATATCAGTCAATGGACAAATGATTCAGGATATTATAATAGTTCTACTTTGTCTACAATATTACAAGCAGTTTATCCTGTGGGCTCAATTTATACAAACGCAACAAACTCAACTAATCCTGGCACATTATTAGGTTTTGGTACTTGGGCAGCTTTTGGTGCAGGTCGTGTTCCAGTAGGTATAGATGCTGGACAAACAGAATTTGATACAGCAGAAGAAACAGGTGGTGCTAAAACACATACACTAAGTGAAGCTGAAATTCCATCTCACTATCATTTAAGTGGGTATGGTAGAGATGCAACTCCTAGATATGGAACAACAACAGGTTTATCAAGTGTAAGAATTGATAACGATGGAAATGCTTACAACAGTACAAGTTCAGCACACACATCTTCAGTAGGTAGTGGTAATGCTCATAATAACTTACAACCATATATTGTAGTGTATATGTGGAAAAGAACGGCTTAATAAAAAATGGCTGCAATTGCAAACTTAAAATTAGACCAAGGTGCAACATTTAGTACTGATGTTACCGTTAAGGATAATAACGGAGAAGCTTTTGATTTAACAGGATATACAGCTGAAGCTAAGATGGCCTTAGGTTATTCATCTACTCGTTCTAGAGTAACAATTACAACCACTATAAGTTCAGACCCTACAACAGGTGTAATAACATTATCATTAACACCTATCATAACAGCAGCTTTAGATGCTCCTGCTAGATATGTTTGGGATTTAGAAATTACTCAAACATCTACAGGTATAATAACACGAGTTATTCAAGGGATTATTACAACATCCCCTAATGTCACCACATAAATTACAAAATTCTTAGATTTTACAATTAACTTTTCTTATAAATATTACAAAGAAGAAAGGAGGTAATAGGCAATGCCTATAACAGCAACTATCAATTCAACGACTGCTGGAGCTCAGAAAGTATCAGTTACTTTACCTAGTGCTCAAGTTGCAAATACTTTAAGTAACTTGGCAGATGTTGATGTAACTTCATTACAGGATGGTGCAATGATTCAATGGGATGGAACAGCACAAAAATTTGTAACAAGAAATGAAATATCTACACCTACAGGAAGCTTAATATTCAATGGTGGAGTTTTTTAGAATTAACAAAGAGAGAGATTAAAAATGGCAACAGTAATTAAAATTAAAAGGTCTTCGGGTACTACTGCCCCCTCTGCCTTAGCTCAAGGTGAGTTAGCCTTAACATATGGTACAGGTACAGCAGGTAATAATGGAGACCGATTATTCATAGGAACCGGCACAGAGACAGCCGGCGAAGCTGCTAACATTGATATTATCGGTGGTAAATATTTTGCAGACTTAAACGACCATACACACGGTACACTAACAGCTTCTTCTACAATTATTGTAGATTCAAATAAAGCAATAGATGAATTATTTGTAGGAAATAGTGCAACTATTGGTGGTCAAGTAAAACTAAATGAAGGTACTAATAACGGTTCTAATTTTATAGGAATAAAAGCACCCAATTCTGTTACAACTACAACAACATTTGTTTTACCTGACGGAGATGGAACATCTGGCCAATTTATAAAAACAGATGGTTCTGGAAATTTAAGTTTTGATACTGTTGTTTCATCACTCACATTAGCTGCTGATTCAGGCTCTAATGATACTATCAACACAGGAGAAACATTAACATTTACAGGTGGAGAAGGAATAGACACTGCTGTTGCCGACAATTCTATTACTATCTCAGCTGAAAATGCTTCTGATTCAAATAAAGGTGTTGCTTCATTTGATGCTACTGACTTTACAGTAAGTACAGGTAATGTTACATTAAACGCTGAAAGAATACAAGACATAACAGGTTTGATGTTCAGTTCAAATACTGAAACTTTAATTACTGCTACATATCAAGATTCAGACGGAACAATTGATTTAGTAGTAGATAATGACCTAGCAAATTACAGTAATACAAATTCAGATTTTGCAACGGTAACAGGAACAGAAACGCTTACAAATAAAACAATTAGTGGTTCTTCAAACACATTATCAAATATTGCTAATTCATCACTAACAAATTCAACAATTACATTAGGTTCATCTACACTTACTTTAGGTGCTACTACAACAGCAATTGCTGGAATGACACAATTGACTGTTGATAATATTGATGTAAATGGAAACACAATTTCGACAACGGATGCTAACGGAGATTTAGTATTAAGTCCTAACGGCTCAGGTGCTGTAAGTGTTAATAGTAGTAAAATTACAAATGTTGTTGACCCAACAAGCGCTCAGGATGCAGCTACAAAAGCTTATGTGGATGCTATCGCTGAAGGATTACATGTACATGCTTCATGTAAAGCTGCAACTACACAAACATTGGCTGCAGAAAGTGGCGACACAGTAACTTATGATAATGGTGTATCAGGTGTTGGTGCAACATTAACTCTTTCAACAGGCATAACAACATTAGATAGTTATACTCTAGTAAATGGAGATAGATTACTTATTAAAAATGAAAGTAATGCAGCTCATAACGGTATCTACATTAGAACATCATCAACTGTATTAACAAGGGCTACAGACTTTGATACAACAGCAGAAATTGCTTCAGGGGACTTCTTATTTGTTGAAGAAGGTACTGTCAACGCAAATAACGGATATGTTCAAACAGAAACAACATCTACTATAGGTACAAGTGATATTATATTTGAACAATTCTCTGGTGCTGGTCAAATTATTGCAGGTGCAGCTTTAAGTAAAACAGGCAATACATTAGATGTAGAAGTAGATGACAGTTCTATTGAAGTATCAAGCGACGCTTTACAAGTCAAAGCATTGGGTATTACAAATGCAATGTTGGCTGGTTCTATTGCAAATGCTAAATTAGTAAATAGTGCAATAACAGTTACAGACGGTTCAACATCAACATCAACATCATTAGGTGGTACAATTACATTTACTGCTGGTGAAGGTATGGATGTTACAGAAAGTTCAGGTACACTTACATTTGCAGGAGAGGATGCTACAACAAGTAATAAAGGTATTGCTTCGTTTAGCTCAGACAACTTTACAGTTTCATCAGGAGCAGTTACAGTTACGACTATAGATGGCGGAACATACTAAAGTCTACTAACTAAATAATAGTAATGTGAGGACTATTGTATGACAACAACAGTAAAATTAAAACGCTCTGAAACCGGTTCTTCGGTACCAACTACTAGTGATATAGTTGTAGGTGAGGTTGCTCTTAATACTGCTGACCAGAAAATCTATGTAAGAGATTCAAGTAATAACATAAAAGTTATTGGTGTTGGTGCTGACGCCACTACTTCTATAAAAGGTATTGCTTCTTTTTCTTCTTCAAACTTCACAGTATCATCAGGCGCTGTATCTTTAAATGCCGACCAATCAGGCACAATTACTGGATTAGGAACAATCACAACAGGTGTTTGGAATGGCACGGCAATTGGTTCACAATACGGTGGTACAGGACAAGATTTTAGTTCATCAACAGGTGTAACATACTTCGATTCGGGTACTGCTTCAACAGTAAGTATGGCCACAAAAGGCCAACTATTAGTAGGTGATGGTTCAGGTGCTCCACAAACATTATCAGTAGGAACAAACGATTATGTTTTAACAGCCGATAGTACAACAGGTACAGGTGTGGCATGGAAAGCTGCAAGTGGTGGGGGTGATAGTTCAGCTGCTAAAAATATGTTCTTTTTTACAGCTTCAACAGGCCAAACTACATTTACAGGAACAGATGATGATGGAACAACACTATCATATAATGCCGGTACAGGAAAAACAAACATATATCTTAATGGTATTTTATTAGATGACGCTGATTACACTGCTTCAAACGGCACATCAGTTGTTTTATCTACGGCAGCTGCAGCTAACGATTTATTAACAGTAGAAGCTTTTGTTGTTTCTTCTACCTTTGAATTATCCAATGATGCTACACCTCAATTAGGCGGCACCTTAGATTTAAATGGCAACGATATTACAGGAACAGGTGATATCAATACAACAGGTAATTTAACCATAAGTGGAAACTTAACCGTTAACGGTACGACTACAACTGTTAACTCAACAACACTTACAATAGATGATAAAAATATAGAGTTGGCCTCAACTGCTAGTCCTTCGGATACGACTGCTGATGGTGGTGGTATTACA